ATATATCTTCTATAATCGTTATTACAAAACAACTTACAAACAGTATAATACAACAGATAAAATATATATACATAAATTCTCCTCAAATGTTTTGTATTTCTGATTTTTCAATCAATGGTTTGATTTTTTTCATCAACTGCTCTTTTTCAGATATGTCTTTTTTGCATTGATTGTAAATCTCAGTCAATACCTTTTTTGTTTGACAATGATATTTAATAACATCATCTAAGTTCATTTTTTTCATTTTTCCTTCTTAATTACATCATCATAATCCTCTAAAAGCTCTTTCTCTGTTTTATATTTGCTCTCTAAAAGCCATTGTATTTCGGATATAGGCTCAGTGCTTTCAGAGTGAATCCATTTTGCTATAATTTCAAATTTATTCATTTTAACCCTCTCTTTTTTTCATAGTTTATTTGACTTTGTGTCTTTCTACTTTCAATGGCTTGACCAAATATATCTTCTATGCTTTGAAAAATATCCGGCTGATTGTGATAGTCAAGTGCATGAATTTTATTGTTCTCAACGTAATCTAACTCATTGAATGGTGGTAGATTTTCGTAGTCATATCCTAAATCTGAATTTCTCATCATCCAATCTTCTAAGTAGTTTTTTATTTTACCCATTTTTACTCCTCCTCTGTTTCTTTTATGAATTTTAAATTGATTGGTTCTCCATCATTTGTTTCAAAAGTCCAATCAATATGTGTCTTTCTTTCGTACAATATATCCCAAAATGATTCAATATCGCACTCACTTATAGGTATTTCTATCTGTCTGTTTTTTGCTCTATAATCTGTAACTTTCATTTTACTCTCCTTTTTTATTTAACCCCAAGTTCCATGCAAATCTTCTTCATGTGCCTTGATTATCTCTCTTTTAGTTTTAGAACCAACATTAATATGTTTATCGACCTCTACTAATCTTAATAATATTAACTCTAAATCGAATTTGCTAAGTTCTTCGATTCTCTGTTCAATCGTTATTTGATTTTCTTTTTTCATTTTACTCTCCTTTTATACGTTTACAAGTTTATAGTCATTATAAGTTCTTATCTCTATATCATGTATCATAATGTTTGCATGATGTTCGTTTATATACTTTATAGCACTATTTAAAGATTCTGTAACTGTTGAATCTCTAAATTGTTTTTTATTATATTTTTTTTCTAAACTAAATATGTATACTTTCTTCATTTTACTCTCCTTTTTTATAAATTAACTAATATAATTTACAATTCCAAATAGTTTGTATATGACAGATATAAATAAAAGCGTATTATATTATGTCATCTTTTTCACCGAGCATATAGCTCATAGTTTCCCCATTTTTGATTGTAATTTATTTTGTAGCATAGAGGGGAATCGAACCCCTCTATATACCATATATGCTTACTTTTTAGTCCAATACGAATTAGCACACCAAGCTCCACAGTTCCAAATATCGTTTAGATTACCTTTCACTAATGCAGTTAAGTGTTTAGATGTATGCACTATTACATTTTCATTTAAGAAGAATTTAGCCATATTTTTTACTTTGTATTTTTTATTACCTTTTTTCATAGGAGAATTTCTAATCCAACCTATTCTATTTAAATACAATCTGTAAGTTTTCGTATCATTAGGCATAAATCCTATCTCTTTTGCAACTTCAAAAAGTTCATCTCTAACTTTAGCCCAATCTTGTTCTGTGGCGATTGCTATTGCTCTTACTACACAATCTCCGGCTCTATCTTTTTTGAGCTTTGTAGGATGATACTTTTCTCTACCACCATGATTCATTATGAACTTCATTTAACCCTCCATTTTTTGTTTCCTAGACCTCTCGGTTTCGGGGTGACCGACTTGCGACCACCCCATCATCAGTAGGATTTTATCGATAGTCATGTACAACATTGAGTTTATCTAAATGCTCATCAATATCATACTCAGATGTGAACCAGCCAGTTTCCAAATTATCTGGTGGGGTATCATAACTACCATCATCTAAAACTACCCTAAAAAAAGCATGACCAGATTCATCATGGTATTTATCTATGATAACATCTTGCTTGGGGTGCTTAATAGTTATATCCTCACAATGACAATAAGCTTGGTCAAACTTTTCACAATCAAGTCCAATTCCATCATTAAATATTTCTTTTTCAGTAAGGAGCATACCGTCAGATAAGCCCCATATACCTTTGCTGTCACTATAACCTTCACCACTCTCACCATCAATGATAAAACCTTTTTTCTCAGCCCAATCATCAGCCTCATCAAAGTTATCAAAGGTTTCTTCATAATATCCCTTACCTTTGTAGTGAGAACGACTAAAAGTTATTTTAAGTCGTATTTTATCTTCGTACCAGTATTCTTTCTTCATTTAACCCTCCGTTTGTTGTTAGTAGCTATGGGGGGAATCGAACCCCCCTAAACAACCTAGATAGCTTTGTTTTTACTTCTTACGAGGTACTTTTCGAGCTGGAGCTTTTTTAATTGAAAGTTTTTTAGATTCTCTCATCTTTATAGCTTCCTCAACTTCTTTATCTCTCATCTCTTTGTACTCTAGCCAATCATCAAAAGATAAATCTCTTTGACAATCTAATGGATAAAGCATATTTTTGCTATTATCTGGCTCATTTAACAACATTCTTAGCTTTTCATCTGTTATATTATAGCCGTCTTGGTATAGTATCTCGTAAACATCATCTGGATAACAATCAATACCTTCGTCTAAAATATCTGATTCTGAAGCCTGATTTAAGTCTACACCCCAAGTAGCTGTTCCAAACTCTATTTTGATGTAGTTTTTTTCTATGTTTCTCATTTGTAACCCTCCGTTTGTTTGTTAGAAGCCTATGCAAGAATCGAACTTGCACATGATAACCATATTAGGCTTTATATATTATGCCGATAATGTAAATAACATAATCATACACAATATATAGTAGAACCATATTACTAAATCATCTTTGTCTAGTTTCATTTATCTCTCCTTGATTTACCAGTTCTGTTTTATTATTACAAGTATAACAATATATGATTTCAATACAATCACTTACAACTTCTTGCTTTATGTAGTTTTCAGATTCGCCACAATTATAACAATAATTTGGATTTGTATTTTTAAACATTATTTTATTGTAAATCATATTACCCTCCGTTGGTTAGTTCCAAGACCCTAAGGTTTCTGCACCCCTCAATGAGAGGTGCTTCATCAGTTGGATTTATTTAGCTCTATGTAAATATTCAAATATTTCAGCCCACCCAGTAGTTCCACAAAAATCATACTTATAAAATGTTTTTGTGCCAAATGATTTAGATTGAATAGTTTCGGGTATAGCTCCCCAAGAACTACTTTCATTCCTGTCACTATTAGTAGCTTCAAGCCAAGTAACATAAGAATCAAACAAGTTAGACTTGCAACCTAAAAATGATTTGATTGATTTTTCTACCAATGGATATTTTTTTAAGAAAGATAATACTGCACTTTCACGTATGAAATAGCATAATTTATCTTTAGCTCGATTTGTTTTCATTATTGTAACCCTCCGTTTGTTAGTAGCATACCAAGTCTTGAAACTTGCAGGGCTGAACCCGTCGTATGCTTACGAGATTAGTCAAGATAACTTGTATCTAATCCCCATTTTTCAAGCTGTTCTTGAATCTCAAATGGTAAAGAAAAAATACCATCATAATCACATAATGAATTTTCTTTAAACCATAATCCACCTTCACTATAATATGAACTATCATTATCGGCATAAATCTCAAACCAACCATATTGTTTGATAGGATTAAATCCGATATTATAAGTCATATTTTTAGTTTCATACTTTGTACATCCATGTGAATATTCAAGACGTACTTTCTGTTTCATTTTCAAAGTGATTTCTTTTCTATAAACATTGTGAACTTCTTTTTTTATTTTTACTAAATTATGATGTGTATCATAATCTTCGTTTTTATAAGATGTTTTCCAGTTTTTTTCCAAGAAATTTAAAAATCTTTTTGGATTTATAACTTCAATTTGAAACTTTTCACTATCTTTATTTATTACATGTAAATTAATACCGACATGAAATAACTTGATATTATTTTTCCTTATAGTATTATTTAAAGTATTATAAAGATTCCTGTTTAATTGTATTGTTTTACTCATTATTATAACCCTCCGTTGTTAGAAACTGGGGGGAGAATCGAACTCCCCAAAACTCCGAGCCAGTTTATTATATTACACAATATCTAATATCTGCTCTAAATCTCTGTAACCTGTACGACAATATAATATTGAATTAAGTGCCTCAATATTACAGCCATTTATACTTGTTACAAGTGAAACTTCATTTTTTGTAGCGATATGATTGTCAATAATATAATAGTAAGTATTATCATATTCATCGTGCATTTTATACTCCTTTGTGTTTGATTTTATAATATAGTTTTTTAAGACAATATATAATCTTGCTCTCATTATTTTTGAGTAAATTATACTTATCTTGTGATATTATAATTTCTAACTGTTTTTTATTATTCATAATATAACCCTCCATAGTTAGAAGCCACTCAGGGAGTCGAACCCTGATAAATTCCAAAGTGGCTTAATAAAATTAGTATCTATTTAAATCAGCTAATTTATAAATACCATCTTTTATTTTTTTTCTTGTTACTTCGGTAGTTTCACCAAGATAATTATTCCTATATTTTGCAGTAGTTCTTGAGTAGTTCCAATCCTGAGAATCTAAGGTAATTATATAACCTTTAGGCGTCCATTTTTTATGAACTATTATACTTCTGTATGATTGGAAATATTCATCCTGACCATGCTCAATAATGAATTGATTTGGCACACTATTACCGTTGTTTGATTTCATGTTATATGCTTTCACTTTTAACCCTCCGTTGTTAGAAGTGTGCCGTGTTTCGAAACACGCAGACCTGAAGCCATCGCACACTTGGAGAAGCTAACGTGAGCTAATCGATTGATTAAGTCAGCCGTAAATTAATTTTGATTCCAATACAGAGTATTTATTTTACTATATAAATCATTTAAAGATATTTTATTTTCTAAACACTCTAAATAATATCTTCTAAATATTTTATGATTTTTTTTATTTAATTGTAAAATTTTAAGCATTGTATTAAAATTTAAATCAACTTTATTTTTCATTGTATTTTCTCCGTTTGTTAATAAAATTTTTTGGAGGGGGTTAACCGGTCATCCTAAAGCCTCAGAAAACTAGCACAGCCGTCATTTAATGCCGTTTTAGAAGCCGGTGGGAGTTCTTATAAAAGAACCTTACAAAAACGAATGCTAAAGCTATTCCATGAATTACACTCGGTGAAAACCTATCCTATTCTGTGTTACTTTCAGTTACTGAGTGTTAGGGGTAGAAGCTCGGTGTTATCTGGCTTCTAAACTTGTTGAGTAGCAACCTCATCACCCTTCTCAATTCATCTGCTGGGTCTAAAATCCGTTTCTGTCTATTTCAAAAAGCCCGAAGGCTAACGCCTACGATGATTAAAAACTAACCCCTTTAAACTTTCTGTGCAAGCTTTTTTTGCTATATATGACAAAAAAGAACAAAAAAAACACAACCACCGAAGAGAAAAAAATTTATCCTCCTCGGTGGCTCTTCGTGAAAATCAAAATTTGATATCTAGAAGCAATCTTTTTAAAATTTACATATTAAGTATTAAGTGATAAAAAAAAGCTCTATATTGACGCTTTTGGAGCTTTTTTGACAAAGTCAAGCTTTTTTTTATTAATGATATTGAGAATCATTATCAATAGTAAAAGCTATACAAAATTAAATTCAATTTTACAAGCTGTTTGTAATTTTTCGCCGGTTCTGCTTCAAATCATGTAGAGTAAAACACTAAATAAGAATTCAATTCAAGTTCATACTAAAAATATCTAATAAAAACAAGTCTAAAATGCGTTTCCGTGCCTCTTATTATTTTCTTAAGAAGTGATAATGATAATCACTATCAACAACTATTGAGAACCGTTATCAATAAGCAAATGATAATGATAATCAGTATCAGTAAGTTATTGATATTGATAATCATTCTCAACACGAGGGGGCAAGGCGTATGGACAGAAATATGTGTGTGCAGATACCCTAACTCAAAAAATTGAAATAGTAAGTCCAAAAAAAATTTGCAAAGAAGTCCTAGTATACCTATATTAGGGTATGAAATCTTCAGCCAACAACAGGGAGGGGGCTAAAGATAAAAATAAAAGACGTTCTTATCTACGCTATAAGAAAGTCGAAGCTGCTATCAACAAAGCTACGAATAATGGTAAATGTTGGTGGTTGGCGAAATATTTGAAACACACTATAAAATACTAATGAGTGATTTATTAAAACGACCAGATGTTAAACAAGCAGTAGAAATGTATGCTCTGCAACCTGATGTAACAGCGAGTGAGGTAGCTAAAGCTATAGGTGTATCTAGGGAGTTAATTTATATTTGGAGAAAAAACCCAAACTTTGTCGATGCTATATACGAAAGGTATATGGTAGAGTTTGGTTCAGAACTGCCTGCTGTTTTAAGTGCAATGATACGAGAAGCTAAAGCTGGCAATGTGCAGGCAGGAAGACTTGTTTTAGAGCATAGTGGTAAGCTCGTAAAAAATGTTAATGTTACGATTGACAGTCCTTTTGAAAAGTTCTTGAAAGCAGAAAAGACGGAAGTAGAGTATGTAGATGCTGATATAGAAGAAATAGTTGATTCAGTACCTGACATTGAAACCGAGCTACCACCCAGAAACCCTGAGAGTCAATTAAGTAGGATAAAAAAAGAGAAGAAACAATTAAAGAAACGAATCTTATCTGAAGCTCAAAGGAAGAAACGTAATGCAAAAAAGAAAGAATGGAATGCTTGGATTGTAAGAGCAAAGAAAGTAGGTATGCCTTCATTACCACGCAGACGACCAACCCCTGCTCAAAAGAAAGAGTGGAGAGAGGAAATAGTTAGGAGAGAGAATGAACAAAAGAAAGAAGAAAACCAATAAAGAGCTAGAAAAAGGTATTACTTGGTGTATGAGTGAGATATATGCTATGAAACTTGCTTTGCAAGCTCTAAACAGTAAGATAGACGATTTAAGCAATTCCCATAAAGATTAGTTTAGAACCTGTTTCTTTTACTATTTCATCAAATACTTCTTTGCTTATAGGAGTCACTATATCATCATAGTTTTCGATAGTCGGCTCGACATAGAGTTGATTTTCTATTTCTTTTAATCTTTCATTGCAATCATTTAGTACTTTTAATATAATCACTAATAAGTCTTTTTCTGATTTTTCCATATATACTCCTATTTAGCTAACTTACGCCTAAAAACTCTTCTAATAACCTGACCTAGTTGCAAAATGCCTTTTCTTTGCAGATTTACAAATTTAGCATCACTCATTTTATCGTTAGCTTGTTGTATAAAATCTCTTGGTGGTACATTTTTTTTAGGTATACCTTGTATTTGATATGCTGCGTAATCAATACCTTTTATTGATTTATCTTTTTCATCGTATCTTATACTTTGCACCAGTTTACCTGTATCATAAAGAGGTTTATTTACACCTATCGATGTGGGCGACTTTCTCCTCCTTCTGGAATCAATAGTAACTTTTTTAAGTTTATCTTTAACTCTACCTTTTCTTATAAATTCTTTATAATGGGTAGCAAAAGGACTAAAGGTTGCTTTATTCTTAAGATTCATATAGTTTTTACTATTGATAAACTTAGATAGTTTATAAAAACTAAAAGATGCTTTTATCTTAACGTCTATTTTCATTTTGAAGCTCTTGATTTACAGATTTATTATTATTTACTATATTTTCAGCTTCTTGCATAGAAAGGTCGTCATTGTACTCAAGCATTAATTGAGCCTGTGTGATGAGATTATTCTGTAGCCTATGGTTATCCCACATAATCTGGTCTTGTATGGATTTAGGGTATTCAGGCTCGTTAAAATCGATTTTAAGCTCTTCAGGAAGTCTAATACCATTGTATTCTGCGATTTCTTTTTCTATTTTGTATAAATCATGCTCATACATCTTCCAAAGTTCTAAGTCATCTTGATAGTCCTCAAATCTTTCTAAATCTTTTATCTTAAGGGCAATACCACTTGGAACTTCACCACCATCTTGTGCAAACTGCACATATAGATGGTTGTTTTGTGCTACAAGGTCTACTTGGAACTTAACTGTTTCTATAACTGATTGCAAATCGGCTTCAGGTGCTACTATATCAAATACAGAACCTTCAGGTAAGTCAAGTATAGTATCAGAACCTGCTCTTTCCAATCTTTTATCTGCTTGTAAGCCTGTGACATAAGGCTGTCCAAACATTTGGAATCTTAAGCCTAATTGTAATTCAGTCATTGTGATATTAACGTGTTCATTGCAAGATACAATATCATCTGCACCTTCAACAAAAAAAGAATCAAGTTGATTTTCTCTATGAGTAAACATAAATGGTAATACACCATATCCATGTTCATATTCATCTATAATATTACCCTTTTCATCATACTCTGCATAGATTGAATTATCAAAATAAGCATATCGTAATTTATCAGTATAACTAATGTCATCAACATTACCAAGTATTGGGTACATAATAGCTTCAGGCTTGAAAGGATTTTCACCTAGATGAACGTCAAAATAATACACAGGTCTGTAATCGAAGTGAGGATTATCGCCATCTATATAAACGACTTGTGTTGCAACTGTGCCAAGCAATCGTGTCATTCTTTCAATATGTTTCATTCTAGCTGCTTTCATTCTTATTAAACTACTATATTGTGGGCTTACATTATATGCTGCACCTACTGTATATATTCGGCTCATTTTATTTATGAATCTTTTGGTAAAATTTGCTTCATAGCATGGTATTTCTCTGAACGCATCTGCATCAAAATATTGTTCTATATATTGTGAAGTGCTACTACCACAATAATAATCAATCATTTTTCTGACGTGCCTTCGTCTTGCTTTAGCTTGCATTTCTTTGAAATCTTTTACTGAGTCTTGTATTATTTGTTCAACTGTCATCTTTTCCTCACTATTAATTCTCTTTGTTTAATTGGAAACCTATTTATAAAAAAATATCTTATCATATCGCAACTGTGGTCGTGAAAACCATCTTTCAAAGGTTCTGGTTTTAAATCTTTTCCTTCTTTATGTTCTGGGTAACGATAATTTTCTAAATCTTCGGCTATGCCTTGACATTTATTATGAACGTGCATATATCTTTTGCCATTAGCATTTTCTATAAAACTTCTCACATGAGATACACCGGAAACTATATTTCTTGAAACTTTATCTCGTATTGTTTGAATATTAATACCATTCTGTCTAAATATTTCTATATCACCCATTCCTGACTGACCTTGTGCTTGTTTTCCAGCAGGGTCACCATAATATGCAGATATATAATAGGGTCTTGATTTTATTTTTTTAATAAGAGCATCCGTTTTTATATTTGTTTCGTGTACTATCTCGTCTATAATGTTTATGTGCCATTCTCCATTTATCATTTGAGTTTGAAACCAACCTACTGCTGGCATCCTATATCCAAAATCAATACTGCAAAATGTTGGAAAATTAGGATTGTAAGGAAAATATCCTACATCTAACTTACGGTCAAAAGGGTAAACCTGACCAGCAAAAGTTGTAAACTTAGCACCATACTCTTGGTCGTAAGATTCTTTTGACATATTTCTTTTACGTTCTACAATAAAAGAGTCTTTTTCAGCTTCAGGAAAAGCAAACTGATTATCCCAAGATGGTGCTTGATGAGATTCCCATAACTCGTCTTTTTGTCCTAGTAAATATAAATCATAAACCCAATTAAATCCTTCAGGCGTTGTTATGAATATTGCTTTACCTTTTCTATCTGACAGAGTCGGCGATAAATACATATCCCATATTTTTCTTTTTACTTTAGCAGCTTCATCTATTATTAGTAAGTCTAATCCTTCACCTACTAAACTATCTGGGTTATCAGCAGACTTACCTTCAACTACTGTACCCCATTTAAATTTTATGTATCTTTCTTTTTCAGAAGCACGTTCGATGTCATTTGAACGACCTATAACCATCTTTTTCCAAATCTCACGAAACATTAAGTCAGCTTTATCATAAGATAAGCCAACACACCATATTCTTTTATTTGGCTGTGATGCAACAAAAGTTGCTTCCATAGCAGAACAAGTTGTTTTACCAAATCTTCTGCCACATACCATAACAAAAAATCTAGCAGATTCTTTACTTGGGTAGTGTAATTTTTCTTGTCCTTTATGAGGTTTATATCCCATAAAGTCAAACCAAGATTTTTTAAAGTCTAATTCTTTTTTAAAATTATTTTTCATTAATAGTTGTTTTTAACAACTACCCTAATATAAGTTATGGCATACAATAAATACAAGATATAGTATTTATAATTAGAAAAAACACTACATAGGAGGGCAGTATGTCCGAAGAAAATCAAGTAGTAGGAAGCGAAACAGTTAGTGAGCAACCTACCCAAGAAACCACAATGCAATCGACCGACATTGGTGCGTTAATTGCAGAAAGCAAAAAGTATAGAAAAAGGTCGCAGGATGCTGAAGCTCAAATAGCAGAACTTAAAAAAACTATGGCTCAAGCCGAAGAAGATAAATTGAAAGAGAAAGAAGATTTTAAAGCCCTCTACGAGAAGGTGTCTTCTGAAAACAAAGATTTATCATCCATAGCTGAAAAATGGACTAAGTATGAAGCTGGTAAAAGAGCTAGTCTTTTAGAAAAACATCCTGAAGAAGAAAGAGAGGCTTTATCTAGATTAGATTTAGAAACTCTTGAATATGTAACAGGTAAAATTAATAATACAAAGGCTAACCCTCCTGAAGTAATCGGTAGAAGCACAGCTGCAATGCCTAATAAAAAATGGGCAGAAATGACAGATGTTGAAAGGCGTGAATTCTATGCCGATATGCAAAAGAGTGGTGGCACAACGATAAGGAAATAGGTAAAGTAAATGAGTTTAGACCCAACAGCAAGACCGTATTTAACTGGTGGTCTTAATGACACCACAAATGCAGGTTTAGATAAATTCATTCCAGAAATCTGGGGTGAGGCAGTAAAAGACTATATGGAAAAATCATTAGTCTTTGGTGGATTAGCAAGAGATATGTCTGCAATGGTAGCTAATGGTGGAGATGTTATACATATGCCAAAACATAGCGAAATTACAGGTGAAGACTTGTATGGTGGACTTCCAGATGCAAAAAGAGCTTCTGAGATTTCATTCCAACAGGTTAGCACAAACGAAGCAGAATATCAATTAATAGTAAATCAATCAACACACGCAGCAATCGCAGTTTCTGATATTGCTAGAGCGCAGTCAAGCTATGATGTAATGAATCTTTACTCTGAAAAGCTAGGATATGCTCTTGCTAAAAAGATTGATTTCTATTTAGCACAAAAGATGTTTGAATCAGTAGCTTATAACTATGCAAACAATAGTGACAATGACGGAAGTCAAGCTGGTAACTCTGTATTGTTTACAGCAACTGATACTTACAATATTAACAAAGCTGGTGTTTCAAATATGATAAAAGCTATTCTTGAAGCAGATGGACAATTAGATGATTATACTTTAGTTCTTCCTCCTGCAACATACAGTAGCTTGTTCAAGAGTGATGACTTTGCAAAATATGATGCAATCGGAAGCTCATTTGGAACAGAAGTGCCTTTGATTAGTGGATTCGCTGGCAAACTAGGTGGTGTTAATGTTGTGATTTCAAATCACTTTGTAGATTACGGAGAAAATTCTACTACTGCTGTTGCTACAAGCACACCTAAAGGTAACTTTACAAGTGCAGGTGGTGCTGATGAGAGTGAGCATTTATCAGGATTTCTAGTTCATAGAGATGCTTTAAATATTGCTTACGCATCAGGTATGAAAGCTAGAGTGCAGACAGACTATCACTTAGCTTCATTATCTACTCGATTTGTTGCAGATTCAGTTTATGGTTGTTTAGTTCTTGGTAACTCAACCAACAATAAAATGGTTTTTGCTTTAACAGACGGAGCATCATAATAAGTTATACATTAAGGGGGTGGGAAACTGCCCCCTTAAATAACTATGAAAGACTTAATAAAACAACTCAAAATACACGAAGGCTATAAGCCTACAGTCTACAAATGCACAGCAGGAGTAGATACAATAGGTATTGGCTTTGCGATAAAAGACTTATACCTCAGCGAAGAAGTATGTGAACTTATACTTACAGAAAAATTAGAAGAAATAGATACTAAGTTAGACAAAAAATTTGATTGGTATTGTGAATCCCCACAAGAAGTAAAGAATGTTGTGATGAATATGACATATCAATTAGGCTTCAGGGGATTTTGTAAATTTAAAAAAACTATTGGCTATCTTCAGGAAGCAAATTATAAATCGGCATCGGTTGAGATGTTAGATTCTAAATGGGCAAATCAAACGCCTAATCGTGCAAAAGATTTAAGTAATATTTTACAATCTCTTTGATTGCTTCTATTTACTGCCATTTACTAATTTATGATACAAGATAAACTGACAGGTAACAGCCTAGCTTGCCCTAACTGCTATAGTATACAATTAATTAGAAGTGGTTTTGAGCATGGAAAGCAGAGGTACAGGTGCAAGCGATGTGGTCATAGAAGTGTAAACCCTATAACAGATATTGAGCTTTTAAAAGAGAATGTAAAGTATCGTAAGGAAAAACAAAAAGCTCAAGATATAAACAGAGTAGAACGTAAATCTTTTAGGGAACACGTTAGAATTGAAAACGCTGTAGAAGAATACAGCAAACAGTTAGTACAGCTTTTTGAAAAGAATAAGTTACATACGCATACTCAAAAGCATAAGGTCAAGAGCAAAGCTGTTGGAGTAATACAATTTAGCGACCTTCACTTTAATGAATTAGTCGAACTCCAGAATAACAGATATGACTT